CCATGCGCCCGTTCTGCGTGAGCTTGTTCCACTGGAGCTGAGGCTCTTTATAGTCTTCGGTGATTTCCACTACAGATAGGTAAGCACCAATCACCTTAGCTGTGTACAAGAGCCAAGGAGTGCAACTCTTCTGCCGAGCCCCAATGAATACCTCGAAGACAGGCATTTGAGTCTCGGCAGAAGCCTTGCTTCCCTCAATCGCATTGCCCAATACGAATTCCGGGATCTCTAGATGCTCAAGGATTAAATAGAAGAGTAGCCCTAAGATCTTCTCGGCGTCCTGTGCAAAGGAGCCAGGAGATTCATAGGAAAAGCTAGCTCCAGATAGGGTCAGCACATCTGACATATCGATGCTAATGCTTTCTGCTTCCCGCACGCTACCATCCGGAAGCTTAGTCGCATTCTTGCTGCCGTATCTTTTCCAGAACGCATTAAGATCTTGTACCGTATTAAAAGCAATCACAGGTGTTGGACGACCCTGCAAGATGTTACCTTCTACTGAAGCTTCAAGGATTTGCCCGTAACGGTGAAACAAATCCAGTAATCCCTCGCACTCTGGATGTCCGAACTGTTCACCTTCACCTGGATGATTAGGTACATGGACGACGGGTATAATCCCAATAAGATTAGGGAAGACTCTTGTTGTAATTCTCCCCTCTGAAAACTCTTCGGTGTGTACTCGCCTATCAACATAGTAGCTATCCGTGACTATCATCTTACGTGCGCCATCATCGGGATGAGGGAACACTTGGCGGATTCGCCAGCCGACTCGTAATCCATAGTTCTTTTCATCAACAATAGGATCAACGCAATCAGGCGGTATCGTCGTAATGGATAGGTCAGGGTTGATTACGAAGAACGCATCCCCATGTTTTAAGCTACCTTCATAAGCTCTCAATATATCCTCATGGTGTACGGCAAACCATTCTTCAATCTTACGCTTTACCGTCTTACTTGGATATAAAAATGTAGGTAGATTACCAAGTACCCATGCAGGTATTTTATGGACGATAGGTCTGATAAATAAACCAGATACTTCCAACCCTGCAACTTTACAATAATATGCTCTAGTCCAAAATTTGTAGTCTGTGCGGCCCCACGAGTAGGTGGGACTCCGCATAATAGACGTTGATCTTCGGGTGAAAACCGAAAAACTACGAGAGATATCTCGAGTAACGTCATAATATAACTCTGTGATTCTATCCCAGATCTGATTGAGTCGCATTTGTCGCTCTCGTAGATGTTCTGATCACTCTGGTAGTGCGTACAAAGGGCGAACGGGTCTTCAAAGTCACGGCAGAACTAGCCCCAACTGCTTCTGGTTCGAAATTTCCTTGCTCTGGCATCTGCCCCCGTCCCGTTACGGAAGCAGATACCATTGCAACATCACCACCAAGAAGGATCAGCCGAGCACATTGCCCAAGTGCGAAGCTAGTGGCACGATCATCATGTTCGTATTCCGGAGCTTTTAGAGTGCTGCCGACAATAGAAGCAAGCTGTTGATAGGTTTGGAAATCATGTACAGACACTTCCTTGTCTTGGATTGCCTTCGTACAGTGTGTATACATCAACGCTTTGCCTCTGGTCGTGTTATGCCAACCAGGCCTGCCGTCAAAACCGTTAAGGATTCCGTCAAAAGCATCTTCAGAGAGCTTTAGCAAGACAGCATGTCCGTGATTGTTGCGCTCTACCAGCACATCAGCGTCGTTGAAGTACCTTGCCAGTTTCTGGATATAATCACCAAAGGTGTTCGGCTGAAGCCTTCCGGCCAGCACAGCTACTTCCTCGCCAGTATGTAAATCCAATACCGTCGCCGAAGACTCATCTGAGTTGGGATTGCCTTCTGCAGGGTCTACTCCTATTACATAAGCGTGACCATCTAGCGGCTTTGTGAATACTTGTAGACCAGGCAGACCCACGTTATCATCGCCCTCTAACTCCGTATAGACGGCCTCTAGCCAATCATGTGGAATTCTTTTATCTAGAGAGCGAGGCTTTAGGGCTTCGGCATCTGTAGCAGGATACTGCTCGTAAAGATCATCGAGAGCACTCGTCCGTGACAGGATATCCTGCTTTTCCAACTCATACCATCTTGTAGTCCGTCGGGGATGCACATACCAGGGCAAGAAGATGTGCGCCCAGGGAGTCTTCCCAGCTTTAGCATCGATGTAAATTTTCTTAAAGTCAGAAACAGGTTTATCCTTATCAGCTCTAGAGAGTAGTATCATCTTCCCACCATTGGCGATGGTAGGCTTGACGGCACGAAGAAGGCTATTCAAGTCTGGTGAAAGGTCTGCTTCATCCACAATAGCAAGAGTAGCAGTATAAGAGTCACCAGCAGACGTAGGAAAAGAGCGTGCTGTGGATTGATTTTCCATGCTCCATTCGTGGGCATTGTCTGTGTCGATTCTATGACCACTCCGCATCCACTCTGGCAAGCGGTCATACATACCCCGAAGACGATCTTCCGATAACAAATAAATAGCATCTATATCTCTCTTCGAAAAGATCAATACAGATGCTATAGGTCTAAAGATCATACTCCAAAGTGCGTAGGCTAGTACGAGCCAGGTTAAACCAATCTGACGAGCCTTCAACACTACGGAGAGCTGATTACTATGTATGACATCAAGGGCGGCGAGTTGTGCGGGCCAAAGTTCGAAGGGAACCCAACCGTTATCTACGGTATCGTAGATATAACAGTAGTTCTTAATGAAGTACTCTGGGCTATTGTAACATTTCCCTAGCTCTTCAGCTTCACTCGTTGTCAGTGAGTATGTAGGAGATGTCGAATAGCTCGCTTTCCTCTTCGACGGGTTTTTCATCTACGAGCTTGGCTCCGCTTCTCATAGCAGCAATTAGGGATCTAGCATCAACATGCACTTCTACATTTGTTGTATTCGTAGAACCCTTAGCTGTGTCGTAGCCTCGCTCCTTAGCTTGAGTCTTGAGGTAGAACATCAGCAAAGTGTTATCACCACGCATCCCTGCTGTTAACAGATCTTCAGCTTCATCCTTGATCAGTTCTTTAGCGGCAATCCGTATCGCTTTTGATTCCTCTAACACTTGCGGATGTCGTGTGAGGTATGCGACTAATTGAGGACGCTCCAAGCCAAGTTCGGCAGCAGCAAGTAATAGATTACCTAGCTGATTGCGTATTGCTAGAAGTACAATATCCTCGGCGATATACTCAGATTGCGGGATCATAGTCTTTTGCTCTTGTGGTTTTTATAGCCGACTACTTATGGTAGCTTACCACACTATATAATGGTTGTAAAGTGGCGCATAGCGCAATATACGGGGTTGTAACGGCAATTTGCGCCCCTGTGCAATGTGCGCTATAATAATAAGGTATACCCTTGCAGCAAGCAAGGCAAATCAATAATATTCTCAGAAAGAGAAGACACAATGCTAGAAAAGCAAACCCAAATTTCTACAGTTGCACCCCCAGACATTGGACGTATAATTTTCCTGCCAGAAACTGGTCAGGACTTTTTGTTTTTTATACCGCGAATACAAAGTCCCCTATTAAAACTTCTCAAAAGTAGTTTCTGGTTTGAAATCTTCAATCAAGAACAGGGTAAGATATATAGAGCTTCAACAAGTTTAGAAGCTCTTCACTGGCTTCGAGACAATCTTGGTCAGCTCTCCCTCTCTCCAGAAGTTAATAAATGGCGGCAAGAAGCTGGGAAAGTAACTCCTATATCTCCTGTTCCCAATCTTCCCCTTTTTGATTTCCAACGTGAAGCTGTTGGTTTTCTCATTAAGCGTAAACGAGCAATGCTTTCCTTATCTCCAGGACTTGGAAAAACTATTAGCTCTATCACAGCGGCAGAAATACTACATCCCAGTATAGATAAAATTCTCGTCGTTGCCCCCTTATCTCTTCTCTATATGTGGAAAGCCGAGATAGAAAAATGGACAGGCAGCCTTAATGAACATCATATCATTATACAACACGGCAAGAAATTTAATATCGAAGAAATGGATAGGAAAGTTCCTGGTCGTATCACTTGGGTGATTACCAATCCTGAGACAGCAACTAATAATATTCCAACCTTCTTAGCTCGCAATTTCCACTTAGCTATATTGGATGAAAGCATCCTGTATAAAAGCAGGGATTCTAAACGCACTAAAGGTATGAAGCGTCTAGCCAAAGCAATCCCCTATGTATGGGAATTAACAGGTTCACCCGCTAATCGTATGCTTGATGATCTTTGGTCGCAATTTAATATCTTAGATCCCAAAGCATATTCATCCTATTGGCGGTTTGCTCAAGAATACTGCATGGTCAATCCCACGACTTGGGGAAATCAAGTCATAGCTAATAAGCTCGGCAGCGAAGCTATAATCCAAGAGAGGTTCAA